CGCCCACGGGCGGCCAGTTCACGTCGAAAGGCGGCGGCGGGAGTTCTACCTCAACGGTTCGCAAGGTCAGCGTTCCGAACCGGAAACAGCCCGCCGTCGCGAAACCCGCCGCAGCGAAGCCGGCGGCACCGTTGGCAACGACGGGGCACCTGCCCGATCTGAAAGTCGGCGCCAACAACGACCCGGCCCGGGTCAAGCAACTCCAGGCCGTCATCGCCGACCTACGGCTCAGCCAAGGCCCTGTTGACGGGACGTATGGGCCGCAAACCGAAGCTGCGGTCAAGGCGATCCAGGCGAAGTTGGGCATGAAACCCACCGGCCGGGCCTCCACCGCCCTGATGAAACGCCTCAACGACGCCCACACCCTCTCGCCGTGCGTGTCGAAGGCCGGGTCGCAGGTCCACGCCTCCGCCGCCGAGCCGTGGACCTACACGGATGAGGACTTCGACGGCGAGGACAACAACGACGGCGAGATCCTCCACATGGCCTCCGGCGGCGACCGGCTTGACCTGATCCGCTGGTCCGACGACACCGTGTGGATCGTCGGCGACGACGTGGCTGAGCTCAGCGTTGACGACGCGACCGCAGCCGCGGAGGCCCTGCGCCACGATGTCGACTCGGATTGGCTGCCGTTCGAACTCGCCGACGCGGCCGCGTTGGCAGACGGCCTCGAGCTGGTGTTGGCCGCCGCAGGACACGACGTGACGCCGGGCCACGACGAACTGCACCACTACTGGACCCGCGACCCGCGCGGGCTGGCCAAGTGGCAAACGTCGCCGAAGCCGTGGACGACTTTGCGGGCGCATCTGCTCAAGTACCTGCCCGTTGGCGAAGCCACTCGCGCCGCGTCGCAGTGGTTCCACGAGGTCTTCGGCTTCTGGAGTGGAAGCGATATGAATCGCGTGACGCACGGCCATCCGCCGCGCGGCAAAGTTATCGGCCCCGGCTGATCCCTAACTGTCCATACCCGACACACCTGAAGGGAGGTCGGGCGATGGCGGCTGCCAAAAACGCGCCGTACGGCGACGTGGAATACGCAGACAACGGGATGCAGCCCGACGGCAAGAAGCGCTACCCACTCGACAGCGAGGCGCACTGCCGCAGCGCATGGGCATATATCCATCAGGCCGACAACGCCGCGAAGTACAGCCCGGACCAGCTCCGCCAGATCAAGGAGAAGATCCAGGCCGCCGGCAAGAAGTACGGCATCACCTTCGCCGAGCCGGTGAAGGCCGCCGCCCGCATGGAGCGGGTCGAGATTGCCCGCACCGGCAAGTGGCGCCTGTCCACCGGCGAACTTGAGGTTACGCCGCGGGACCTGGACGACGCCGCCCGGTTCGCCGCCCGCGAGGGCGCCCGACCGTCGCCGTTGAAGATCGGCCACACCGACCAGCGGTTCAAGCCCGGCGACGGCGAACCCGCCCTGGGGTGGCTCAGCAACCTGCGCGTTGAGGAAGACGACGACGGCGAGGACGTGCTGTACGGCGACATCGACGGCATGCCCGAGTGGCTGGCTGAGGCGATGCCCACGGCGTGGCCGGACCGGTCGATGGAGGGCTACGCCGGCTACGTCCACGAGGGCGAGAAGTACGGCCTCGTCGTCGACGGGTTGGCCCTGCTCGGCGTGACCCCGCCCGGTATGGCGTCTTTGAAGTCGCTGCGCGACCTGCCCACCGCGGTTGGTGTCGCCGCATCCGCGCAACCCCTGCCCCCGTCGGGGTTCCGCATCGTCGCCAGTTTCGGCGCCCTAAGCCCCGCCTCGGAGGCGGTTGTTTCACCGACAGAAAGGACCGGTATGAATCCGGAAGAGCTCCGAGAGGCGCTGGGCCTGTCGGCCGACGCCTCCGATGAGGATGTGCACACGGCGGTCGATGCCATCGTGCCGCGTCCGAAGGCGGTTGCAGCCGCCGCGAATGTTCCACCTGGCATGCGGCTGGTGTCCGACTCGAACTGGACCCAGCGTGAGGAGACGATCCAGTCCCTCACCACCTGGGTGACTCGCGCGAAGGCCAACGAGCGCGACGATTACATCGCCAAGGCGGTGGGTGAGGGCAAGTTCACTCCGGCGCAGAAGCCCCACTTCGCGAAGTTGTGGGACGCCGACCCGGACGGGACGCGGGCTGTCATCGACAGTTTGCAGCGCAACTCGGCCCTCGCGGTGATGGCGTCCGGCTACGCCGGGGGCGACTACAACGGCGCTGACGAGGACCCGGCTTACGCGGCTCTGTGGGGCAGCGTTACCCGCGCGGGGGGTGTGAGCCGTGGCTGACTACACACCGGTGTTCGCCGCCGGCCAACTGCCGTTCAGCGCCACCACGTCGGGCGCGGTGACGGGCGGCACCGTCGCCGCCGTGTCCGGGTCGGGCACGGTCGGCCCCGCTGGCGCCCTGTCGGCGGTTGCGGTGGGCGTGTTCGCCCACGACGCCGCTTCGGGCGCCCAAGTGAGCATCTGGCCGCTTGACGGTCTGATCCACGAGGTTGTCGCGAACACCTCATTCACCCAGGGCAACGGTGTTCAGTGCGCCGCCTCGGGCCAGGTCGACCCGGCTACCACGTCGCTTGCGACGCAGGCCGCGGCCGGCACGCTCATCGGCACCGCACTCACCACTGTCACGGCTGGAGGCGGCGCCAAGGTCCGCTTCCAGGGCCGCCACTAATCCCGGAAGGAGATAGGCCATGCCTGGTGCATTCCCAGCTAGCGCGCCCACTCTTTCGGGCGACACCCTTTCCATCAGCCGGTTCCTGCAGTCCCCGACCGCCATCGCGCGGCGCCTGCGGGACTACCACGACCTGCGGTTCGTGTCGGACCAGCTGCTGACGCAGCGGTTCCGCTCAAGCGGCGGCGCCGTGCTGTACGAGATGACCGAACCGTTCGTGTCCGACCGGGCGGTGTCCAGCATCGCCCCCGGTTCGGAGTACCCGTACGGGAACCTGCCCACCGGCACCGGCGGTCTCGCCGCCGTGGCCAAGTGGGGCGAGAAGGTGATCCTCACCGACGAGGAAATCGAGCGCAACGTCTACGGTCAGGCCGCGGTCGACCGGCAGATGCGCAAGGTCGTCAACTCGGTGATCAAGCAGGTCGACACGGTCACCATGTCGGCGATCGCGTCGGCGGTCACGCAGACGTTCAACGTGACCGGCTCCGGTGGCGGCGTGTGGACCGGCGCGACCCCGACCATGCTGCGCGACATCCTCCGCGCGAAGGCCGTGATCGTGCTGAACAACCTCGGCTACAAGCCCGACACGCTGGTGGTTTCCGACGCCCAGTACGCGTACATGATGTCCGACACGGCCATCACGAACGCGCTGCGGCGGGAGAACCCGAACAACCCGGTGTACGTGGGTCAGATCGAGGTTATCGCCGGGTTGACGATCATCGTCAGCCCGAACCTGCCCGCCACATCCGCGTATGTGCTGGATTCCAACTCGCTCGGCGGCATGGCCGACGAGATGGACGGGGCACCGGGCTACGCGATCTCCGACCTGGCGGTGGGCATCAAGTCCATCCGCCGCGACGAGGCCGACGCCTGGGACCTGCAGGGCCGTCGTAAGACGGTTCCGGTGGTTCAGGAGCCGGGCTCGGCCGTGATGATGACCAACATCGGTGTCTGACATGGCGAACTCCTACCGTGTCACCGCCCTCTATGTGGTGCCGAAGGTGCGGGACCCGCTCACGGGCGGGTTCCACCACCGCGGCTTCAGCCAGCACGCGATCATCGCCGCCGACGAGATCGATGCCGGGAACCTTCAGCACCACCTCGACATCGGCATGATGGAGCCGATCGAGGAGCCCGAGGCTGAGTCCGAGTCGGAGCCGGAGCCGGCGAACGCAGAAGAGGCCGCAGAGGCTGAGGCTGTAGACGCCGACATTTCCGAAGAGGCCGAGGCCACCGACGAGTCACCCGCCCCGAAGCGGGCGCGGCGGTAAGCCGTGGGCAACTTGTTCGAGAACGGCGACCTGGCGGTTTACCTCCAGGTCGCCGCGATCGACACGACCACCGAATCGTCTATGCGCCGGGTCGCGTCGGGCTGGCTGAAAAACGCCACCGGCCTGACCGACTTTCCCAGCCCGATCCCCGACGACCTGTGGGCGTGGGGTGTGGAGCTCGCCGCGATCGCCTACCGCAACCCAGCCAGCTCCAGCAACCAGTCCGTGGACGACTATTCGGTCGGCTTCGACCGGCAGCGGCGCAACGAGATCCTCGACTTCGCCCGCCGGGCGTATAACACCGTCGGCGGCCAGCCGCAGTTCTCGTTCCCCGACCCCGATTGGCACTGGACTGCGGTGAATCCGTCCACATTGGACGCCATCGACACGTTCATTCTCATCCAGTAAGGAGAGCCCGACGTGGCGATAGTGCAGTGTTACGGCGGCGGCGGCAACACCGCCAACATGGCCACCGGCCAGGCCGCCAACGGCCCGACGAACGTTATCGACCGGGGCAACAGCATCGGCCCCGCGGTCATCCGGATCGCCACAACGGCCGGCGCGACGCCCACCGCCACGTACCTCGTCGAGGGGTCGCTGGACGGTACGAACTTCACGCCGGCCACGATCGCCGACTCCGCCACGCCGACCACGTTGTCGTTCGCCACGTTCACCATCACGTCGACCACCACAACCACGAAGTACCTTCAGGCCAACCAGCCGTTCCGCTACATCCGCGTCACGATCAGCGCGATCACGAACGTCACGTCGACCATCGATTTCTTCGCCGCCGGTAGCTGACCCGTGGGTTTCGAGGACACGCTCCAAGCCGGTCGGGACTTCGCGGGGCGCCAGTTCGTCGACGCGTGCACGCTGCAGAAACCGACCGGCAACTCGACCAACGGCTCCACGGGCGTAGTGACCGCCACGTTCGGCGCGGCGTACTACTCGGGGCCGTGCAAGGTGCAGGGCGGCATGGCCAACGCCGCCGACGTGGGCGAGAAGTACCTGGCTATGAACTCGCCCATCATTCACGTCCCGATCAGCGTGGTAGGCGCCGAGCAGGACGACCTCGTCACTATCACCGCCTCGGCCCACGACCCAGATCTGGTGGGCCGGACCTTCCGGATTCAGGGCCCGACCCACAAGACGGGACTGACCGCGCGTCGGCTGCAGTGTGTGGAGGCGACCGACTAATGGGCGTCACGATCCGGGGCTTGGACGAGTGGATCCGAAGCCTCGAAACGTTCGCCGAGCGCTCGGAGAAGGTGTTCCCGAAGGTTCTCGGCCAGGGCGCCAACAACATCAAAAAGGACTGGATCGCCGCCTGGACTTCCATGCCGCACAGTCACATCCCGCACCTCGTCCGCAACATCGGCTACGAGACGAAGGAGAAGGCGCCCGTCTTCTCCGCCGAGATCGGGGTGCGACCCAACCGGCTGCAGTCCGGTCTCGCGTCGATCATCACGTACGGCACCCTCACGTCGGGGCCGCACGACGCCGGCCAGGCGGCGCTCGACGCGGAGGAGCCGAGATACGTCGAGCACGTCGCCGACGCGTACGTGGACCTGCTCAATGGCTGACGACTTCCTCGAGGAGCTGCACGCCCAGGCCGCGCTGGGCCTACTCGCAGCTGACACGAACCTGGTGTCGCTCGATGGGGTGGTGCCCAACGGCACCGACCCGCCCTACGCGCTGCTGTACTCGACCGCTCTGTGGCCGGTCGACGGCGCCGCGAACGCGCTCGACGGTAAGGCCATCACCGTCCAAGCCACCTGGACCGTCCACTGTGTCGGGCTGACCGCCCCCGCAGCCCGAGCGGTGCAGATGCAGGTCCGTGAGGCCCTGCTTAATCAGCGGCCAAGCATCGTGGGCCGGGTGTGCGGCCTGATTCGGCACGACCAGGCGCTGCCGCCCACCCGCGACAACACCACCGGACGGGTCGTCATGGACGCCGTGTCCACGTTCTCCATGCTCTCAGCGCCCGGCTGAAGCAGTCCACAAAGGAAGGTCCCATGGCGGCACTCACTTCGCAGTCGCTCGGCCTGGCCGGGACGACACCATCCGCCGTGGCGGTGTCCGCCTCGGACACCATCGCGGCTGGCCAGTTCGGCCCGAACGGTGTGATCCTGCGCGTCATCAACGCAGGCGGTTCCCCGGACACCGTCACCATCACCGACCCGGGCTTCACGCCCATGTCCAGCGCACCCACCAACCCGAGCGTGTCAGTGCCTGCGACTACGGGCGTCCGGATGATTCAGGTCCCGCCGACGGCCATCAACCAGACCACCCAGGTCGCGACGATCAGCCACTCGTTCACCACCACCGTCACGGTCGAGGTGTACCGGGTATGAGCCACCCCTGGATGCGGCACGCCGAGCACGGCGGCTACGCCCAGCTGCCCGACATCCCCTATTGGCGGGCGTTGGGCTGGGAGCCCAGCGACGCACCGCCGCCCCCGCCGGACCCGACCCTGGTCGAGTACGTGCCCCTGCCAGCTCCGGAAACGGAGCCCACCAGTGACTCGGAGCCCTCCGAGGACCAATCCCAGCAGCCCGAGGAGGGAACTGAGTAATGGCTGACTCGTTTGCTGACGGCAATACCCGCGTGGCCTGGGTGCCGTCCATCGCCAACATCGCCGCCCCCACCACCACCGAGCTCAACGCCGGCACGCTACTCCAGTCGGTCATGACGCCGGACGGTCTGATCGGGTTCGAACCCACAACCGCCGACGTCGACACGGCGTCGCTGAACTCGATTTTCAACACCGTCGGCAACGGCCGGGACTCCTTCAACAGTCCGACGTTGCGGCTGAAGAAGCAAAGCTCAGCCGACACCGCCTACACCACGCTGGGCACGAAGGGCACCACGGGTTACGTGGTGATCCGCCGGTCGGTGCTGGAAACGACGGCGTGGACCTCGACCCAGGCGGTTGAGGTGTATCCGGCGCTGACTGGCCGCCGTAAGCGTCTGGCTCCGGAGGCCAATGCGGTGGAGAAGTACGAAATCCCCATCAAGATCTACTCTCAGCCGAACATCGACGCGGTCATCGCGTGAGTCAGGAGCTCATCGCTTCACGCAAACGCGCCCAACGGACCGTTTCGATCTGCATGCGCCCCGACCTTCGGGCCGAGTTGGAGCCGTTGTCGCGGGAGTTGTCGGAGGCGCAGTCGGCGCGGGCCAGCGGCGGTTCGCTTGCCTCGGGAACCCGGGAACGCGAACTGGCCGAACAGATGGAGGCCCTCCACCAGGAGATGGTCGACGCGACGGTGACGTTCACGTTCCAGGCGATGAAACGCAAGCAGTGGCGTGCTCTGGGGGTGGCCCACCCGCCACGGGACGACAACCAGATCGACGCGGTCTACGGAGTCAACGAGGACACCTTCTTTGAGGCGGCCATCCCCGCCTCGTGCGTCTCGCCCGAGTTGGACGAGGCGACCTGGGCGGAGCTGCTGGAGGAATGCTCCGACGCGGAATGGGGCGCGCTTCGTGACGCGGTGAGCCTCCTCAACCGCCAGGATGTGGAAGTCCCTTTCTCCAGGGCCGCATTGCAGATTCTCCGGGACTCCTCCGACAGTTAGACGCCGCCTACGGGCTCGGCATCTCGCTGAAGCGGTTCGAGGGCTGGGAACCGGCCGAAACCCACGAGTACGACGGCGACCGTCTCATTCGGACGGTTCGCGAGGTCGAGTGGGACGACGACGAACGTAACCTGCGCCTGGCCTACATGGCGTACAAGGACAACCTGTGCCCGTCCGGGCATTACCTGCCCCAGTCCGCCGACCCGGCCAACGAGGGGCGCTACGCGGGGCGGAACCGGCGCTGCCATGCCTGCACCGCGGTGGCGGAGGAGATGGAACGGCTCAAGGACAACCCACACTCGCGGGCGCTGCTGTTCGGCGCCGCACTGAACAGGAGGCGGCGTGTCCAGGCGTGAAGTAGCGGCCACCCTCACTCTCGACGCGTCCGAGCCGATCACCAAGGCCGAAGAGCTCGCCGCGGCGCTGAAGGTTTCCAAGGCCGAGATGAAAGATCTCGGCGACGCGTCGGACAAGACCGGCGACGACCTAGTCACGTACGCGGCTGAGGCGAAGCTGGCTGAGCACGCGACCGGGGACCTGGGCGACAAGACGGCGAAGGCCACGGTCGAGGTCAAAGGCCTGGATGAGCGGATCAAGGCCGCCAAAGTCAACGTCGGGCAGTTCGCGGTTCAGTACGCCCAGTCCGGTGATGTGATCGACCGGAAGAACCTGACCTCCGCCCGGTCTGCTCTGGCGTTGCTGGAGAAGACCCGCCGCGACATTCTCGCCTACGCCGAGTCGAAGCCGGCGGAGGAGGCGGCGATCCTCGCGTCGGCGGGGGTTGCGAAGACCTTCGAGCAGGGCGCTACCCAAGGACTCAAGAATGCATTCGAGGGCGACAGCCTGAGCTCGATTCTGATTCCCGCGGCCATCGGGGCGGCGCCGCTGCTCGGCTCGGTCATCTCCGGCGCGATCGTCGGCACCGTCGCCGGGGCTGGCATCGCCGGCGGCATCTTCAGCGCTGCGAAGCAACCCGCGGTGCAGGCGGCGTTCAAGCAGTTCAAGACCGACATCGCCGGCAGTTTCTTCGGCGGCGACTCGCTGGCGTTCGTGAAGCCCATCGAGCAGGGTCTGAAGATCCTTGAGGACGACTTCGCGAAGGCCCACATCGGTGATGCGCTGGCGAAGGCGGCCCCATCGGTGACCACGTTGGCCAAGGGCATCGGCGGGTTCGTCGACAACCTGATGCCGGGTTTCAACGCGGTACTCGACAAGTCCGGCCCGATCACCCATGTGTTCGCGACCGGGCTGGAGAAGACCGGCACCGCCCTGTCGAAGTTTCTGATCGAGGTCGAGTCGAGTCCCGGCACGATCCAGGGCCTGTCGGACGCGTTTTCGGTCCTGGACAAGACGGTCATCGGTTTGGGCTACGGGCTGCACTATCTGGGCGACGTGTACAGCGTCAGCCGGAAGGCCAATTCGGCGATCGCGGCGACGGAGTTCCTGTTCGCGAAGTCGTTGAGCGGTGGTGCTTTGCGGCCACAGGACATTCAGGATTCGTTCAAGGTTGCGGAGGACGCGAACGCGGCGGTTGGGGTGGCCACGTCGGCAACTGACGCGTTCGCCGCGGCGCAGCAGCACGCCACCGTGACCCTCACAGGCACGACGCAGGCGGCACAACTCGAAACCGCCTCGATGAACGACCTGTACAACTCGCTGACGAAGAGCGCGACGGCCTCTAGCGACCTGTGGGGACAGCAACTCACCCTTGACCAGACGCTGGTGAACATCAACACCGCGATCAAAGACGGCACCACCGGCTGGAATCTGAACACCCAGGCCGGCGTCAACAACCAAGGCATGATCCGCGATTTGCAGCAGGAGTACCAGGTTTTGCTCCAGACCGCTCTGGATAAGGCGGGCGCGGACAAGAACGCGCGCATCGAGGCCGAGAAGAACTACAACTCGCAGATCGACAAGCTCGAGCAGCTCGCCGTGCAGCTGGGCGCGACGAAGACGCAGGCCAAGGCTCTGGACGATTTGAAGGTGGTCATCGAGGTTACCTACTCGGTGAAGGCCGTGGCCGGGGTGACTTCCGGCGTGGGTTCCGGACTTCGCGCGGAGACGTTGAACTTCATGCACTACGGCCGCGCGGCTGGCGGGCCGGTGACGGCTGGGCAGACGTACCGGGTCAACGAGCAGCGGCCAGAGGCGCTGGTGATGCCCCTGGGTGGCGGTGGGCCGATGCAGTTCACCCCCGGCGCTGACGGTTTCGTGACCCCGATGGGCGCGGTGGGTGGCGGCGGTAGCGGCGGGTGGGCTGGCGGCGGCGGCGATGTGAACGTGACCGTGTCGACCGCACCGGGCGCGGACTCGCAGCTGCTGTCCGGCATCCTGCAGTACCTACGGTTCACCGTTGACAACCAATACAGCGGCGACGCGCAACTTGCGTTGAGCAGGCGCTGATGGCTGGCTTCCCCACCGACGCGTCGAAGATCGAGGTCGGGATCGCGTACGGCGCCGACATCTCCCAGGACCCGACCGTACTGAACTACACCCCCGTCACGTCGAACGTGCAGCCGCAGGTGCTCATCACCCGCGGCCGTATCGGCGAGTCCACGGTCACCCAGCCCACCACAATCAGCGGAACGTTCCTGAACCCCAACGGGATCCTCAGCCCACAGAACATCGCCGGCCCCAACTACGGCCAGTTGCGCATCAACACCCCGATGCGGGTGCGGGTCGACACCGGGTCGGGTTTCGTGACCAGGGCGTGCGCGAACATCTCAGCGTTCAACCCCGTGTGGGGTGGGCCGAACATCGACGACAAGATGCAGATCCAGGCTTCTGGTG